GTGTGACAGATGTCTTATGTATGGTTCATAGAGAGAGAGGAAATCAAAATGTCTATACGCAGAATGGAATACAAAAAGAATGGCTACGACATCCGTTGCCGCGTCGAGGGTTCTGGGGATTATGCAGAGGCCATCATCCTTATCAAGCCACAGGGCGAAGATAAGTACATCGTGATCGGTAAAATCTATAAGACCAAAAACCTAAATTGGACGCACCAGAAAGGCGTGATACAAATGGTAAAGAAGTCTTGGCATGACGCCGCCAAAGATCTCTATGCTGCCTTCCAAGTGGAGGCAGCGTGATGCGGTTCATACAACAAAAAAATATTGATGGTGGGGTGTACTACTCTCCCGCAACTCAAGTCTCAATCACTGAGCAAGAACTCGAATGGCTGATCGAAGGTCTGGATGCGCTAATACTCCCAGATCGGGCAAAGCGCATCAAGCGAGCATTGAACCGGGCGCTGAATGAAATTGAGGAGGCAGCGTGATGACACTCGCTGCTTCGCACTGCCCAAATTGTGAAACCAAAATGACAACTGTGGACTCAAGACCGCACTTGCTTTACGGCTTTCCAACAATTAGACGCAGGCGGAAATGTTTGACATGCGACTTTCGTATAAGCACAGTCGAACTGCCCGTGTCGCTCACAGATGAAATATTCCAAGAGGATTGAAATGGAACAGATCGCAACACTCGAAACTCAAATCAAAGAGTTTAACAAAATGGTCGATAGATCACAGACATCAATCAACCACCTCACAACATTCTCCGCGATCTGCCAGTCGTACCCAATCACAAGCGCAGACCTCGCAATCAAAATGGATCTCAAAAACTCAACACTCAACAGATTGCTGCACTCGCTCGCTGAAAATAGCAGAGGCCAAACAGAAGCAGCAGAACTGATCGAAATAGAAATGGACGCAAAAGATAAGCGCCAGCGAAACATCAAGCTCACACCCAAAGGCAAAAGCCTGATGAAGAAAATGTTCGGAGCAAAAAATGATCGTTAAATCTTGGAAGTTCACAGGCTTCAAATCAACCTTCCCAGATTGGGTTGCAGAAAATACATCCAAACGTGCAGGATCTTCCCACCTCTGGGTTCACACACAATATGGTGAAGCGCCAGCAAGAGAAGGAGAATGGGTCTCAATCAATCTGCGAGGCCACCTAGATATTCACAGCAAAAAACCAGAAGGATGGGCAAAAGAAATGATGGCAGGCGCAGCATTCGTAGTTCTAATCGCAGCAGTATTTGTAATATTCCTTGCAATGTGATAGCAAAAATGTACTGCTCCGATAAGGCCCATGCCTGTGGCCTCATCCCAAACTGCCCCTGCCTTTGTGGTGGGGGTTTCTTTTTTAAATGATCTATCTTACATTGAAGTAAAACTGGGAAGATCACCACATGACAAAGAAAAAATCAAAGAACCCTGTCGGAAGGCCAAAGTTCGAGGTCACTCCTGAAGTGCTGGAAAACACCAGACGCTTCATGGCGCAGGGCTTAACCAAGGAGCAATGCGCTGCTTCGCTGGGGATTTCTGTCTCAACTTTTCAGCTTTATCAGTCAGAATATTCGGAATTTTCGGAAGCTATAAAAAGCGGGGAGGCCGAAGGCATACAGCAAGTCACCAACGCGCTATACGAAAAGGCCACGATTGACCGGGATAACACCGCGATGATCTTCTTTCTCAAGAACCGCGCAGGCTGGGTCGATAAAAAAGAAGTCGCAACAACCGTAGAACAAAAGCACGTCATAGATATTACGAGGATCAGCGATGAACAGCTCAACGCACTTGCAACAATTTTTGAACAGTCTAACGCTGGAGCAAGTGCAGGCGGAGCGTTACCGCAGATCATTGAGGGAGTTTACGAAAGCAGCATGGCCGACGATTGAACCGGGCGTTGACTTCCAAAACAACTGGCACGTCGATGCAATCAGCGATCACCTCCAAGCAGTAGTCGAAGGCGACATCAAGCGCCTGATCATCAACGTGCCGCCACGCCACATGAAATCAATCAGCGTGGCCGTTGCGCTGCCAGCTTGGACTTGGACCCATCAGCCGCACAAGAAGTTCCTGTACGCTTCCTACGCTTCTTCCCTGTCCATCAGGGACAGCACCAAATGTCGCCGCCTGATCGATAGCCCGTGGTACGACAAACACTTCGGTGATAAATTTCAGCTCACTGGTGATCAAAACCAAAAGCAAAGGTTCGAGAACGACAGGACAGGATACCGCATCGCAACCTCCGTAGGGGGCGCTCTGACAGGTGACGGTGGTGACATCATCTGCATCGATGACCCACACAATGTGGTAGACAGCGACAGCTCAAAGGTGCGTGAAGGCGTTCTGGAGTGGTGGGATCAAGCCATGCAGACCCGGCTTAACGATCCCCGCACTGGCGCTTTCGTCATCATCATGCAGCGTGTGCATGAGCAGGATCTCACAGGGCATATCCTATCCAACCAGCTAGGCGATGAGTGGAACCACCTTTGCCTGCCTGCCCGATACGAAATCGGCCATCCAACGCCAAGCAAGTCATGGCTGGGCTTTTCAGATCCACGCACAAAGGAGGGCGAGCTGCTTTGGCCTGAACGCATCGATGATAACACGCTAACAACTCTAGAGCGCAGCCTCGGATCTTATGCAGCCGCTGGCCAGCTACAGCAGCGCCCATCACCCAAAGGTGGCGGAATCCTGAAGGCAAGCTGGTGGGTTCCTTGGGAAAAAGAAGACCTGCCCGACATCGAATACGTCTTGCAATCATACGATACAGCCTTCGAGGCCAAGGAAAGCTCCAGCTTCAGCGCCCGTACAACTTGGGGCGTGTTCAGTTACAAGGGCGCAATGTGTGCGATTGTGCTTGAGTGTTGGTACGATAAGGTCAGCTACCCTGATCTGCGCCGCTTGGCGCAAGAGGCTTACGAAGAGTGGGAGCCAGATGCCGTGCTGATTGAGAAGAAAGCGTCAGGCCAATCTTTGCTGCAAGACTTACGCATGGCTGGTGTGCCAGTATTGGCATATTCCCCAGACCGCGATAAAGAGGCTCGCGCCCATGCATCAAGCGCACTTTTGGAAGATGGCAGGATTTTCTTCCCTTCCAATCGGAAATGGGCTAAAGATTTAATAGATATATGCGCAGCCTTTCCTGCACATCCAAATGATGATGTTGTTGATACATGCACACAGGCATGGTTAAGGTTGCGAAAAGGATGGTTCGTTGGTCACTCAGAAGACCCAGATGACGATGAGCCGATAGAAAAACAAAGGATGACGCTCTATGGCTGAACCAAAAAATATTATCCCATTTGCTGAAGGCGCTCCTGCCGACGAACTTATGATCGAAGAGCTTGCCGACGGAGATGTGCTAATTGGAGATCCAGAGCTGGACTACATAGAAGAGCTGGACGATGCAGAATTCGACAAAAACCTAGCCGAAGAAATTGACGAAAAGGAACTTGCTCGAAAAGCCAGCGAGTTAGTGTCTTTCTACGAGAATGACCGCGCAGCTCGCGCTGAGTGGGAAGAACGCTATAAAGAAGGGTTGAAAACCCTAGACCCAGATGGTGGACTGGATGAAGGCGAAGATGAACGTGCTACACGCGGATTGTCAATCGTGGTACATCCTCTGATTGCTGAAGCCGCCACACAGTTCAATGCCAAAGCAATTGCAGAGATGTATCCTTCAGGTGGCCCGGTCAAGTCGGTCATCATTGGTAGCCCAGACGAAAAATTAGAAGATCAATCTCGCCGCGTCCGCGAATACATGAATTATCAGATAACGCAGGAAATGCCTGAATACTTTCCTGATCTGGATCAGATGCTATTTCACCTTCCGCTGATCGGCCACACCTTTAAGAAGGTTTGGTGGGACGCTAACTTGGATCGGCAGTGCAGCCAGTTCGTTAAAGCTGAAGACTTCGTGGTCGCTCCAGAGAGCAAAGACCTCTACACGTCTCCGCGCTATACCCACGTCATCCGTATGCCAAAGAACGACTTCAACCGTTACGTCCAAAACGGATATTACTTGCCGACGAAGTATGGTGGTGGTGATGGATTAGATCCGTCAGGCGATACAATCGGTCAGATTGAAGGCGTCGATCAGTACAGCGATGACAGCCAAGACGATGTAATGACGCTGCTCGAAATGCACGTCTATGACTTGTTCGAGGGCATCGATGGTCAAGAAATGGATAGCGATGAGGCAGACGAAAACGCTGTTGCCATCCCATATGTGATCACAATCGACTATGAAAACCAGAATGTGGTGAGTATTCGCCGCAACTGGAAAGAAGACGATGAGATGAAAAAGCGTCGTGACTGGTTTGTGAGCTATAAGTTCTTGCCCGGTTTAGGCTTTTACGGCTTTGGGTTGTACCACATGATCGGCGGCTTAGGCAAAGCGGCGACAGGATCGCTTCGCGCTCTTCTCGACAGTGCTGCATTCAGCAACATGCAGGGTGGCTTTAAGCTGCGTGGTCGCGTCAATGGCGGGGATATGCAAATCAGCCCCGGTGAGTTTGTGGATCTCGACAGTACAGTCGATGACGTAAACAAGGCAATCATGCCGCTGCCATTCAAAGAGCCATCAAGCTCTTTGTTCAGTTTGCTTGGCTTTATGGTCGAGGCTGGCCAGCGTTTTGCCAGCACGGCAGATATTAATATCGGTGACGCAAATCCAAACGCTCCAGTAGGCACGACTGTTGCCTTGATTGAACAAGGATCGAAGGCGTTTAGCGCAATCCACAAGCGCTTGCATTATGCGCAGGGCCAAGAATTTAAACTTCTTGCGGAGTTGAACGCAGAGAATCTCCCCGATGAGTTTAGCTTTTCGCAGGCAGGAGCTTCGGAGATTATCTATCGTTCCGACTTTGATGATCGGATTGACATTGTTCCAGTGTCTGATCCTAACATCTTCTCGACAGCACAGCGCATCGCGCAGGCCCAAGCTGTCTTGGAAATGGCACGATCAGCTCCGCAGCTTCACGACCTGTACGAAGCGTACAAGCGGATGTATGAGGCGATTCGAATACCCAACATTGATGAGATCCTGAAGAAGCCTGAAGAAGCGGTTCAGATGGACCCAATCGATGAGAACATGAGTGTTCTATACGGCAAACCAATTCGTGCCTTTCCAGAACAAGATCATGACGCACACATCGCGGTTCACATGCAGTTCATACAAGATCCGTCTTTGGCTGGTAACCCCGGCGCAAAGGCAATGCAGCCCATTTTGATCGCTCACATCGCAGAGCATATTGCGCTTTTGTATCGTCAACGCATGGAGGCAAGCATCCAGATGGAGATGCCGCCAATGCCAAATTTCAAAGACCCAGACTTCAGGTTTGGTGCTGTAGATCCGCAGATGGATCGTTTGATCAGCCAACGCGCAGCTCAAGTTGTGGCGGCGGCTCCCCAGATGAAGCAGATCCAAGCATTGGCAGGCATGGGCGGAAAGGGTGGCCAACAGGGCAATCCGCTGCAATATGCACAGCAGCTCGCGCAGCTTGAGACAGAGGCTTTGAAGGCCCGTACAACGGCCCAGATCGAAGCAGATCAGGCCAAGGCTCAGTCCAACATCCAGATCAAGCAGGCTGAAGCTAGGCAGGACATGGAAATCGATGCGGCCAAAGCGCAGCAAGACATGCAGGCTAAGATCATGAAGCTGGAGGCAGAATTGCAGCTAGAGCGTGAGAAGAATGCAGCTAAGATCCAGATGGAGGCAATGAAAAATGTACCCCCCACAGTATAGGTTGCCTCCTATCAATCCTGCTGCCTTCGGCGGTCTACCGCAGCAGGGTCCACAGGGTGGCCCTCCAATGTCCCCTCCCGACAATGTTGGAGGGCCACAGGGACAACCGCCTATGGATATGAATAAATACCTGATCGACAAGGTTATGGAGATCAAGCGGCGCATGGGTGGGGGCGAACCCGGTGCGCTGGGCGCGATCACAGAGGCGATGATGCAACCACCGCAACCACCGCAGCCACAACCACAACCAGTGACACAACAACCACCTATGGGGGCGTGATGAATACTTTTATGGACCGCGTAAACGCGATTGTGCAGAAAAACCAAATACCCCAAGCTATGATGCCCAAGCCAGAACCTGTCCATCCAGACGCAGGTATTGGCGCATTAGAGAATGTTGTTAGTGGCGCTCCACGTCAGACTGAGATTATGGGCCAACCGCACATGCTGGCTTATATTAATCCGCAGGAAGAGCAAATGTTGCGTGATGCGGGTGGCGCTGGTCTGCCGGGTCCAGATGGCGTTCCTGCTTACTGGTTCCACTCAGATTGGGGCGGTAGTAGTAGCAATAATAATGATGATGATGATGATGATAGTGGATCTTGGAGTGATTGGGCAAAAGACACTTGGTCAGAGATTACATCGCTCGGAGCGGCGGACACGGAAACGTACAATAGCGGCAATACCGGCACCTCAAGCACCACCACAAGCGACGGCAACGACGGCAACGACGGCAACACGATTATTCCTACGGGCGCTGTTTTAAAGACGGGTACTGTTTTAAACAGCAGTAGCAACCCTGTTGTATTTTCCACGGACAGCAATGGTGTTATCACGGGTCAGAACCAGTCTAATTTAAGCAACGGCAGCAGTTCGCAGACGATTCAGTCTGGTGACACTGTTTCTCAGCTTGCGTTGGACAACAACACTACGATTGAGCAGATCAAGGCGGACAATCCTAACATTGATATTAACAACATTCAGGCTGGTGAGACGATCAACATCACGTCTAACACTCGTAATGATAATGAGAGTATTTACACTGGTGCGACTCAGGCTGAGTTAGACGCTGGTAACGCTATGAGTTCCAGTTCCGATGACGCTACGACCTACGTTGATCCTGCCACTGGACAGACAACTTCTGCTTCTGGTTTAACAACCACGACATTATCCAATGGCCGAAAAGTCTACTTAGACGAGGGCGGCGAATTTGTGGGCTTTGTTCCGGATCCGGAGCAGCAGGGCACTCGTTCTGATGCCGTAGACGAGGCCCTTGTTGCGAACCATGGTTGGACCATGGGCGCTGATGGGGATGCGTATAGCACTCCAGAAGAGGCGGCGGCGGCGGGGAGCACCTACGACGATCTTGATGGTGCGTTGACAACTATTCCAGCTTCAGAACTTACCACCTCTACAGGCGGAGCCAATAGTTTCACGGAAGCGAAGAATAATTTGCAAGCTGATGTTACTGCTGGCATAGAATCTGGAAATATCAACATAGACGAGGCGGCCGCGACCTTAAATTTGATAACGGGCAAAGATCTTACTGCTGACGATATAAGTGCGTTAATGCCTCCTGCTGAGACTACCACCTCTACAGGCGGCTACGACGATCTTGATGGGGCGCTGACTAATTCTACAGGCACTACTGCGGTAGATCTCACTGAGATTGATGACGGCGATGGAACGGATTTCTCGGTCACGTCTGGGGACAATCGTGATGATCTATTTTTTGATTTATCTGACCCAGCAGAGCGATTAGTTACGGGGAATGGCGTAGGATTCACGGGTACATATGGGGGAGTTACTTATACTGACGGCTATGAGGATAAGG